ACATGGTAGATTTATTTAGTACATATCCTTCCATTTTCATTCTCCTTCTCTTAAGTGTTATTTAATAACCTTTTCCTAGTCTAAATTTATGTCATGATTCCTGTTAATTCTATCTATTAAATAGTGTAATATATTAGACAATCTATGTAAAACTATACCTATAAAAAAAAGATTGAATATTATATTATCCACAAAAATAAAAACATATGCAGAAAATAATCCAATCCACACAGATACACAATACCCACAATCAATTAAATCATGTAAAAATCTACTGAGTTTGTTCTGTCTTCTATCAAAAAAGAATTTTCTAATTGGACTGAATAATTCAGATTTAGTTATTATTTCAGTAATAGCTTCTGTAAATATAACTAAAAATAAAAATACTATTATAATTCTCAACATATGTTTGCCTTAAATCTATCCCACGCCATTATAAATGACGTGGGATCAATTTATTTTATAAACTTCTATCAATTACACCAAGTCCTATCATTCTACTATCTAAACAAGCAAAACCTAATTCGGCCCAACCGAAGAAGCCTTGTTTTTGTATTCTAAGCAATGTAGGATCATCATAAGCTTCATAATCTTTTCTAATAGGCATAACTAGAGAATCATTGACGCTCAAATCAAAACCAAGAATCTGTGTTTCTCCTAAAGAATTAATAGTTCCATCAGCATTAGTTTTATTTGGATTATCCAAACTATAATTATTAAACGTAACACCAGAAGCTAAAAATTTTCCATATTCAGAATCACTACTATTGATATTATACATACCGGTAGCTCCAAGATGTTGTACTTCATGGAGGCTAACATTCCAAATCATTCCCATACCAGCGGCTTGGAATATCTCTCTTCTAGTTACAGGATCAATATCTGTATCCGTCCATTCACGGATATCAGCAGCATCTTCAGGAGATACATAAAGATCTGTAAGAGTTCTACCAGTTCTCTTGAACCCAACTATCATCTTATTAATAAGTTCTTTAGAAAGATATCCGGCTCCTGTGGAAGCAGGATTGATCTCATAAATAGGAGCAGGTCTTGACCCTAATAACCCTTTACCTGAAAATGCTGACGTTGCCGCCGGCATAATAACTCGCCAACCACCATTCTGTTACTTTTATGACCTGAAATTATATTCAGGCGGCCAAAAATTTCTTTTTGGCTCTATATGTCTCCATATAGTCCAGAACATACCATCTACTCAGTGAGTAGCCACTTGGTGTTCGTTGAGAACTGGAGAAACTTTATGATGTATACATTTTGGTAATATGTCTTTTAATCTGTCAAAAAAACACAAATCTTTGATTATTTCAGTAAACACTATTCTATACTTATCCTTTTTTTCTTCTCTAACTGTTATTCTACTATTAAAAAACCTAGAACATATATCAGCTAAAAAATAAACTTCATCTTTAGTAAAATTATCTGTACATATTCTAATGCTGTTTTCACAAAAATTACCATCATCTCCTATTAAAACCGCCAATGACGTCAGATCAAAGTTTTCTTCTATGAATTTTTTTGGCAAAACCTTTACTCTATTTTTATAAAATAAATTATGTAATTTAGTTATATATGGATGAGTTCCTGTAGATATTGCACATACGTTTTGTATGTTATAATATTTCTTTCCACCTTTACCATCTGGCATTAAAGCTTTTTTTCCTCTGTCTCTATTCCACATATTAGCAGTAGTAAAAGGTTTTAAATTTCTGTGTTTCCATTTCAACCATCCAACTTGATCCAGTGCGTGTTCTTCCCTAAATAAAGCATTCTTCAAGTGACCTCTTTTTTCAAGGTGACCATCACCAAGTATGGAACCTATTAACAAACTTTTCTGAAAATCCGAAAAATCTGTTCGCTTTAAACTCCCATATATATGCTTAGGTTTTTCAAATTCTATTTCATGTTTTTTTAATGACGCCATAATAGTTTGTACCGATTCTCTTAATAAAACTGCTGTTTCAAATATATTACCATTATATGTATTTTCTAATGTATCTTTATCTACTATCATAAATTCTCCATTTCTGCTGATTTTCTCTATCTATAAGATTTTTACTGTCTAATGACTAGTACTTATAGCTTAACAAGATGTTCCAGCATATTCGTGGTTTGCTTAGTATATTACTATACTAAGGAGCATGTATTTTTACTCTTCTTCATAATTGGCTAAATCCTTAGCTGCTCTAGCTGCAGCTCTCTGTGGTATATCAATACGTGAATCTCTAGCATAAGTAATTTTCCAATCCGCAGATGCATCGATGGTAAATGTTGGGATATATACTTCTTCCCCGATACCCTCGATGAAATTCTGGGCCACATATCCTAGACCCGGTAATACCCAAACTGGGATCTCAAAATCTTCGGCTATGGGATACACCTAAATAGCCAAAATATTTCATACCTTATGTTACCATAAGGATTGGACTCTATCATCACCTTTCGGTGTTTCGCGTATTAGTCTCTGAGGTATCTTTATAGTTAAAATTATGATTAAGATATTTTACTTGTTGTACAATATTCCATATCTCTTTTGTATTAAACCTATTGGCTTTTTTAATTTCAAAATATTTTAACATTAGTTCTAATTGCTTTTGTTTTGCTATTAATTCACCATTCAACAAACACAATATTCTTTCCAAAGGCTCATAACTCTTAACAAATATATTATAATGAAATTTTTTCTTATTTCTGCCCGAACGTTTTTTAGCTTTAGATTTAGTTGTTCTGTCTTGATATTTTATATCTAATTTATCAAACAATTCGAACAGATTATATTTTGTGGTATCTGATCCAGTAGTTATATCTAATGTTGGTATTATGCGTTTATTTTTATCTACAACAAAACATATAGATCCATCACCATCAACCATGCCGGCTAACCAAGAAATTGTACTATTTCTATATCCAGCATCATAATTATAATTAAGATTCAATTCTACAATTTTATCATACAATTTTTTTTGGTGATCTGTATATGGGGTATTGTTTTGTTTCCACCCCAGTTCATTAACATAATATAACCTATCTTCACAAAACTCTTTAATAATATCTAATTGAGGTCTTCTTACAATGCAATATCCTTTAATTTTATCAGCAAAATCTATACATTTTGATAAACGCTTTATAGTAATTTCTTTTTTGTCTTTACCAATAGTAGCTTTACGATATGCTATATGGTGATTTATATTATATTTTTCCAAATAATCATGGCATGCTTCAATTAAGTTAAATCTTGTGTTACTAAAAGAAATAGTAGGTCTTAATTGTAATTTACCTCTTGGAAAAAATCTGTGAATATAAACACCAAAATCACTGTCTACCAAACCAGCAAAATAATTATCATTAACTATAAAGTTACCTGCATGATTGTCCATAATATCCTCCTTATTTTCACGTTAGCAGTAAAGGACGGCTTTGGAGTTTCCAGCATATAGCGAAATTTTAACAGGCCGTGCGTCCAGCCTGCGCGCCAGGGGCAAGTCTTTCGACCGCGAACAATTGACGCATAATTGATTCCAGTTCAATTTTCTGCAGAATTGGAGTTGTCAAAGCTGCAGCAAAAGCTCTATAAGCAGCAAGCCCTTCCTGTGTCTGAATCTCAGCAGTAGCTCTAAAAAGATCCATCATTTCTTGTCTATCCATAATAACAACTCCTCCTCATTATCTTTAGTTTCGGAAGCACTGTTTTGTGCTTTAATCCGATTATAAATTTATTTATATTAAAAGTTTAATTCTAATTGGATACAATGTGGTATTCTGACAATTCGCAGTAATCTTAGCAATACTAGCACCTTTTACTACTTTAGCTACATTAACATTACTATTTACAGCATACTCACCATTATAATCAGTACCATCAGAAACTACATCACTATTAGTAACTTTAGCCTGATCACCCGCTGGGTATAAAGATACCCCAGGCAATAATGCCGCGGATGGTACATAATTAGCATAAGCAGTAGTAGTACCACCAGTACCTTTAGCAGTATAGTGTACTGTATCCCAAATTCCAAGATGTGCCACACCCAAAGGTGCTTCTTTAGTACCATTAATTGCACCAGCACTATAAGAAGGTTGTGCAATAACATCACTGGAACCTAAATCACCATTCATTACAAAACCTGCTGGGTGTACTGAATGATATCCAGTTTTAACCTTTTGCATAGCAAAACCAAAAGGTACTTTAGCCCCAGCATCTCCAGCAGCATGATCAAGTTTTATTACAATAGCTTCTTGATTAGTAGCTGTACTATCCAAATACAAAACTGAGCCTGCATAACAAAGCACACCACCAACGCCAGTAGCGTCACCAGTTTGAGCTGCATAAGCACAGAATTGGTTTTCTACAACAGGATGTCTAGGTATAAACATATCCGTCTTCCTCCTTAATCATTCTTTTTCTTAATCATTAAATTAGCCATAGCTTTTCCCATACTCTGATATTTAGATTTCATATCCTCTGAAGGAAAAATTTCAAAATTAAGAGCCGCTGAAACAGCCTGGCCGGGATCTACTTTAGCAGGCGGAACCTGTGGGTTTTCTTCAGAACCTTCTTCAGCTCCTTCTTCGGCACCTTCTTCGGCACCTTCCTCGGTACCTTCTCCGTCACCTTCCTCAGCACCCTCTTCGGCTGGCGGAACTTCTTCACCAGCACCTTCTTCAGCACCTTCTGCTGGGGGTTTTGATTTGGAAAGCTCGGCAATTACGGCTTCTCTAATAGAAACTAATTCATTTTTATAAGATGCAAATTCTTCGTCAGACATTTCTCTGACTTTAGATGACTGAGCCTCTGTATCAGAAATTACTCCGGCTTTTTTAAGCTCGGCTACTCTGAGTTCGGTGGCCCTATCCTTTTTCATTTCTTCTAAGGCACTTTCTGATTCTTCAGCTTTTTGTTTTACTTCCTCCATCTCTGCTCTGGCTGCCTCAAGCTCAGATTCGAGAGTTTGGATAGTTTTTTTAGCTTCAGAAAGTTCTTCACTGATTTCCGAAACTTCAGTATTATTTGTTTCAAGAGAAGTGGTCAGTTCATCAATAGTGACCGCTGCTTTATTTAAAGCATCTTCAGTTTGTCTACGGATCTCAGCATCTTCCTTTTCAGAAAATATCTTAGCCACTACAGCTTCGACATCACTCTTCAATTTTTCATCCATCAACCATTACCTCCTATATATTTTTGTTCCAATATACAAAATAATTATACACTTTACGTACCAACCTGAAATGTTCCCATATTCTTAGGAATTTTGGATTTAATTCCTTTTCCTAAAACAAAAATACACGTATAATTAAATTAATATTTAGAAACCAGATATAAAAGCTTTTTTAATTATGGTAAATCTGCTCTAATATTATCTTTACTCCATGTACCGCAATAAATACCTTCGATCACTGGATCAACACCGAGCGCAAATTTAACATCAACTTTAGAAGATCCATCATTAGCGCCGGCAGTTGTACAATGAAATGTAAGTGTGTTTGCTGTAGTGTTTTTAGTAATATAAAACGACCCTGCATTCCAATTAGGTGTTGCTGTAACATTAGCATATGTAGCTAAATCAAAACCATGGAATTTAACACCATCAGCAAGAACAATACTTGTAATACCAGATGCTACTACAAACTCATCGGCCCAAAAAAATGGATATGCATGGTTATTACCCATGTTTCTCCAAATAACCTTCAAATTATCATCACCATTAATTCTGGTAAGTTTTGGGGTACTTCTCAACAGCCCTACTTGGGCTTGACCTAACTGTGTCATAATTTAAATCCTCCTTTTTACGATTGTTGTTTTAACTGACTCGCATCAATCAGCTTTTAAAGCAACTTTTGTAATTCCTT